TGACACTTGGCTTTTCTCCGTTGTTAGGAATAAGGTAAAACTCTTGGCACTTGAACTCTGGGAACAGAGATGCGATATAGACAGGACTATAGATCCTATGCGCGTTAAATTCCACACAGGGAATACCTACCGGCACGACAAAGAATAAATGCTTTCCTGCGCTTTTCTTGAGGTTTTGGATAGCTTTTAAATCACCTGTATTGTCTAGTTGGTCTCCGTATCTACCAAGACCAATATGTTCTACAACATGGCAACAAGAAAGAGACTCTACAGGGTCTAGGTTTTCTACACTAATGTCTATTCTGCCTACTAACAAATTTGGTACTTGTAGGTTAGGTTTGCGGTAGTCAAAGAACTTGGTGGGAATGGTAGCAGCTAAGGTAGTACAAAGATGTAGAGATGAGCTTATGTCGTAATGGATCTTGGGGTTTACTTCGTTTATTTTTCTAACTGCCCAGGCAACATGGTAAACATAATGTTCATCAAACCCATGTCCGTTATCGTCTCCTAGACAGGGAAAGGCATTACAAGCAAAACGATCCTCTTTCTCTAAGAATTGTAGAGCCTGTTCTCTGTATGTTTGTTCATCCATAATGATCCATATTTAATACATTAACTACCTTTAGGTAATGTTTATGTTACAAAAAACAACTTGTAGGTAAATATTTAAATAACTATACATCTTGTATATATATTTTGTATATCCATATCCTAAAGACAAAAGAACGACCAACATCACCGAGGTGATGATTTCTACAAGTGATGTATCTTGTTGCAAAATCTGAATAGCTGGCTTGTACCAAACTACTCGGCTATCGCAGGTGTCGACCCTCGCTGTCTGCCACTTCCTCGCAGACCCTCTAGCCCATCTAGCATTTTTCTATAGCGTGCAGCATTTAACGCTTGTTTGGTTGCAAAAGGAAAACCCCAATAGTCTTAGGAGGGGTATGTCCCTTGGCATGGGCAACTGTTGACAGTTGGAAAGCAGATTTCTCGCTGACTGTCTACAACTACACATACCCCGCCTAAAAATACTGGGGTTGTAACTGCTTTCCTTGTCTTGGTTGCCACACCAGACGATTCTATTATAAACCATTTCTTTTACGACTCCCATAGATGGGAGAGGTTAAAACTCAAACTCTTTGTAATCATACCTCCCATTTTCTTTTTTGTACCAGCCGAAAACCAAGATGCGCCAGTTTGACCTTAAAACTTCTGGCAACATAGGCGATTCGCTTATTTTTTTTATCCGAGTAGACATATTGCTTTTGGAAGTAAGTTGGATGGCTACAGTCTCTCCGTTTCCAATAGCCAATATGTCGAATATGCCAAACAAATCTTTTTTTCGTTTGGTAAAAGCGTTGTACGATTCCACTACATCGCATTGGTAGCCTCTATCGGTCATTAGCGCGATAGTGCGCTGATTTAGACTAGCCAAGATCTTCTGCTGTAATCTTGCCCTCAGAAGCCTCAATAATGGCTTTGTGGTGCTTTTGTGGGATGCTGTTACGCATTGACCAGGCATAAACTGTTACATACTTCATGCCGAGTTTGTCTGCTATATCTTTGTAGCTGCCAAATACTTCTAGCAATTTATCAAAGTGTTGTTTTTGTGCAACAGTATCCATAACTTCTCCTTTTGTAGATCTTTGATTCTAGCCTAATTCTGTAGAAATGTAGATATTAGGGTATATCCCTAGTAAATATTCTACAAATCTCTACAAATATCTGTATAGTTCTACATAAGCAATGTTGCTTATTTCTTGTGAAAGGGAAAAAATGAAGAACTGGCACATGGTAGTAATTGGGATCTTATTGATTATCTTTGCTCAAATTATGTGGTACGCAACAGGAAAGGGGATTATATGAAAGATAACTTTATGCCTGACTTTGAGAGCAGACCAGCTTTTAGTGAACAAGAGTATTTATGGGAGAACTACATGAAGAAAGGTGCTGACTTAGATGTACTTGATGTAGATAACTTTGTAGAGTATCTTGGTAAGGCAGTAGAAAGTAAGAAAGGTGCTGAGAAGTGGGAGTTATATCGCCAATACGCAGAGAAGGGTGATTGGCATAATTTTGGTAGGGCTATTTATTTTTTAGTCCACGATCATATTGAAGATGAACTTTTATAAGGGGGATGTATGAGTAAATATTTAGAACTTAGGAATGTAGATGTATCGGATAAGATTGAGAAGAAGAATGGTTTGTCTTATCTGTCTTGGGCATGGGCTGTAGACACATTGCTACAACGAGATCCACAAGCTACTTGGTCTTATGGCACTCCTGTAGCGTTTGGTGAAACTGTCATGGTGTTTTGTACAGTCAATGCCTTTGGTAAGTCTATGACCGCACAGTTGCCGGTTATGGACTATCGCAATAAGGCAATACCTAATATGTCGGTGAAGATTTATGGGATGATATAGAGGTAGATTCTACAAAGTTTGTAGAAAAGATATTAAGTTCTCAGGACATCCCAGAACTAAAGGTTAACTTTGCCCAAGCGTTTAAGGAAGTGTCTAAGGACAAAGAGGCAATGAAGAAGGTAAACGATGCCAAAGAAAAACGGAAGGCAGAACTAAGTGAAACTAGCTGATGAGCAGCCTGATAATGTTTGTTTTGATTGTGGAGAAAAATGGGGTTCACACCCCATCAAAAATGGGGAGAATCATAGAGTATGGATCGACCAATGCGATGTATGTTTAAGGCTCACAGCAGTAGCAGATGCCTCGGAATATGGATATATGAAGGAAGGATGGGATGGAAACAAAGTGGTGTCATAGTTGCCAAATTTATCGGTCAAAAGATGGTTTTAAGCTGGTAGAAACAGGGAGCAGACTAAAACCAGTAAAAAGGTGGAAGTGTGCATTTTGTCTAAAACGAGAATCGGAGAGAAAGTATGCGAAACGAAAGTGATTTTTTTGAGAACGCTAGGAATGTAGCCAAGGCGATAGATGAGGGTACTTATATTTATACCCCTAGTTCCACAGATATTACGATTCGGTGGAGAAAGATTTATGGCTATGTACCGGCAAGTGAGCAAAAGAAGTACCAAAAGAAATGGGCAGAGTTTCGCGCATTGACAGCAAGAACTCTAGAGAATGTGGAGATACCAGAGATACCAGGAGTTGTGCAATGGAAAAAGTGGCAAAAATCCTAGTAGAGATAGGTGTTTACATTTTGTTGCCTTTTGCGATAATAAGGGTATCTTGGGATTTAGCAAATTCTTGGATTGAGGAACTTATTAAATGAGAAACAAGCATTGTATGGAGGCTTTCTATAGAACCCTAAAGGAAATAGACATTCCTACGGGGCAGTCTATGATCTGTGAGCATTTCTTTGCAGCAGGATGGGATGCAGCCATCGATGCTCTTTCTCTCGCATACCAAAGGCAGTTTGAAAATGATGGAGTTGATACACAGCTTATTCGCAGAGACCCACAAGAGCCAATCCCAGACGATGACAAAGAATGATTGGTATCCTGTATGCTTTCATTCCAAATCAGATTACAAGAAATGGCAGTATTATAGGAAGGGGTCAGGAGAAAGAGTTACAGTATGTGATGACTGTAGTGATGAGTACCAAAAGAAAATGAAAGGGGAAAATCGGTGTTTTATGGCAGAGGCTATGCACCGATCAAAATATGTCTGAACCAGTATCGCAAGCAGTAATGACAGTAACCGAGGTTGCTCCCTTTCAGTTTGCTATTGAAATTGAGGGATCAGATTTATCGTTAGAAGTTTCACAGATTATGGTAAAGTTTCTGAATGACTGCTTACAGCAGATTCATGCGGATCAAAAAATCCATTGAAAGGGATTGTATGGAACAAAGAACAGAAGAATGGTTTAGTGCCAGACTAGGCAAAGTTACCGCTAGTCGGGTCGCAGATGTTTTAGCCAAGATTAAGTCTGGCGAGTCGGCAAGTCGTAAGAACTACAAGATGGAATTGGTTGTTCAGCGATTGACCGGCAAAGCAGGGGAGTCGTTTACAAACGCTGCGATGGAATGGGGTACAGAGCAAGAGCCATTCGCTAGGATGGCATACGAGGCTCATACAGGCACTTTCGTAAAGGAGGAGGGGTTCGTAGACCATCCCACGATAGAAGGCTTTGGATGTTCTCCTGATGGCATTGTAGGGGAAGGTTTAATCGAGATTAAGTGTCCGAATACCGCTAACCATATTGAGACAGTCTTGGAGAACAAAGCTCCAAGTAAATATATCCCACAGATGCAATGCCAAATGGCTTGTACAGGCGCGAAATGGTGCGACTTTGTATCATTCGATCCTAGAGTGCCAGAGGACTTGCAGTTGTTTGTAGTACGAGTCGAGAGGGATCAGGAGTATATCGACTCGATGGAAGTAGAAGTAAAGCAGTTTTTAAGCGAGGTCTTAGACCTATTTAACCAACTAAAAGCGAGGCAGAAATGACCTATGGTAAATACGAAATGAAAGATGG